AAGTTCTGCAATAGTAAATTCACAACGTATATCTATTTCGCCATCTCTTATTGATGCATTTAGCTCATCTATTGCTAATGGCTTAGACAATGTTGTTGTGCGCCAACCCAATGCTTCCGTTGCCTCAGAACGCCTCTGGGTCAATTTACGCTGCCTATAAAGATTAACATAATTCTTTTTATTTAAAGAAGTTAAAGTTGTTAAACCGTGGTTATTTGACTCAACTCCAATTAAAGCAGTATTATAAAAGTAACCTAAACTCAAAAGAACCTCTTCGCCAAATTGGTCAGGGTCAATATGCCCATGCCATTCAGCAACTACAACTCCAGTTCTAGCATCAATAACGTGAGCTGCAGAATAGTCACCACGGGCTAAACCTTCTGCAACGTCAGCTCCAATACAGTAAACTCCACCATATTGAGGCAATGACCATATTGATAATGGTCCACCGCTTGATTCAAATATAAAAGAATTGTTTCCTTCATGTATTCTTTTATTAAAACCAGTTCTAGGTTTTTCTATTTCATATCTATTTAAAGCATCAATATCAAATACTGGACGACCAGAACGAATGAATGCTTCTTCTGGATTAGACGGATATTCTTGGTGTAGCTGCCATTCTGGTAGTTCAGCTTTCTGAGCATCATACCAAGATTGGTCACGGTCTGTGTTAGCTGACCAAGGATAGAAGATGCCACGGAATCTATTGGTTCCAGTCTGGCTACCATGCCATAAATTAAAGAATATATTGCCTTCACCCTTAGCGGTAGAAAGACAGATAACTCGACCACCTACGTCAGCAATTGGCTCAATAGCTGCCCAAGCCTCTTCTGGGTTAGGCAAGAATGCCATCTCGTCAATAATGGCTAGATAAACAGATTCACCACGAGCAGGCTCATTAGCTGATGGCAATGACTCAATAACTGATTCATTATTAAAAGTCATTTTAAGCATGTTGTTTTGCATTAACTCAGGGCCAGCTAATCTTAACCAGTCTGGTAGAAACTTCCATATGTACTTTGCTTTGCCAAGAAGTTTAGTTGCTTCACGCTCAGTCTTAGAAAGCATGACTACAAATCTATCAGGCCAAAAGAAGGTAATCCAAAAAGAATAAGCTGCTGCTAATGTAGAAAAACCAATCTGACGAGACTTTAAAACTATTGTATATCTATTTGATATCCACATGCGTGCAGTCTCAATTTGGGCATCACGCAATTGAAATAATATATTACCTTTATTAGGATGTTTAATATGAGCATAGTTATTACAAAAATAAACAAAAGCTTCTAGTAACTCTTCATCTGAAGCGTCCTGTGGTCCTTTGCATTTTCTATAATTCCATTCGTTAACTAATGTCTCTAATTGCATGCTATCCTTCGAGCCAAGATAAAGAGTCTTCATCCCAATAATAGAGACCTTCAGGTTTTTCTACTGGCGCTTGCCAATCTAAATTTTCATCTAATGTCCAACTTGGGAAAGGTTGAGGTGCTACAAAAGCATCTCTTATTTTATTGTATTCAAAGCCCATACCTGCAAACTGCTTTCTAAAATTTCCATTATAAGAAGTTTGAATCCAATCACCTTCAAATAAAGATTTACAAAAATCAACACCTTTTGATTCTTGTTCTACGCCTTGTTCATCTAATAAAACATTATTATTAACAACAATAACTTCTTCAACTATATTATTATTTATTTTTGCAAAATGTGCCATTAGAAAGTTATACTCCCTGAACCCGTAAATGTATATATTCTATATCCACCAGTATTTGTTATTGTTGGAGAACCAGTTGTAGAAGCAGCTGCTTTAAATTTATTAGAATATCTAAAAACAACTATACCAGAACCGCCTGCTTTTCCTGGAGTTCCACCAGAACCGCCACCGCCACCAGTATTTGCTGTTCCATCAACGTCTGGGGCTCCACCACCACCTATGCCACCTGTTCCAGATGCTCCAAATACTCCATGTCCAGCTCCACCACCAGCGTAGTAGTTACCAGAACCAGATGGCCACTCAGAACCTGCTCCACCATTTCCACCTTGCAATTGTGCTCCAGCTGTTCCAACAGCACTAGCTCCACCACCACCACCACCAGCAGCATCACCAAGCGGTAATGCTGGAGATGGACCACCAGAAGTTGCAAAACCAGAACCGCCGTTGCTACCTTGACTTGGACTAACAGAAGGGTCATTTCCATTGCCAGCTACAGCTAAAGTTGCAGCCTGGAAAGTTTGACATCCTGCTCCACCACCACCAGAACCACCGTTAGCTCCACCAGTTCCTGCGTCACGAGATGCACCTTTTCCACCACCAGCTGACGAAACAGTAGTCCAAGAAGCACCTACTAATGAGGTAGCATTTCCACTTACTGCATTAGAATTGCCGGTAGCTGCACCTGCGCCACCTGAGCCAATTGTAATCGTTAAAGTATCACCAATAGGTACTCCAGTGTAGAAACCAGTTCTAAAACCACCAGCACCACCACCACCGCCACCGTTAGCTCCGCCACCGCCGCCTCCACCAACAGCCATATACTCAATAACAAATGGAGATACTGTTATATCTGAAGAAACGATTCCAACTGTACTAGGCATTATGCGCTCAAGTCTCCTAATAATAAATATACATCAGCAGCTGTGCACAACAATGTTGCAACTGAATATTGAGCTCTAAGCTTTAATCCAGGTGTAGCATTAACTGTTGTACCAGATGCTACAATCGTAGTTTGGCCAGTACCTAGTTGTGCTATATCTATTCTTTGTCCAACACTTAAATCTAATGATGCATTTACAGTAAAGTCATTTGCTGAACCAACTGTCATTGTTATTAATTTGCCGGCATCTGCTGTTACGGCTGTATAGCTTGCAGTTTTGTTTGCAGTTGTTTGCGCTGTTGACCAATCACCTGCAGCACCAGTGGGTCCAGTAGGACCCGTAGGGCCAGCAACAAAAGGACTATCTAGCTCCCATGCAGGTAATGATGAGTTATAAATCCAGGTTTGACCAGACGCACTAAACGTCTGACCATTGACTGGGGATGATGGAAAATCTATTGCCATTGTATTAGCCTCTTTCTACGATTAGCCAGTTAGTTCCGTCTGAAACTATTGCTGCCCAGTCGCCAGCAGTTGCTGGAAGTATTGCAGTTCCAGCAGCACCACCAATAATTGGTACAACGTTTGAGGTTGCAGAATCAACTAGTTGAGCTTGATAGTTTGTAAACACAAGTCTTCTTCCAACAAATGTTGCAGCTGAAGGTAGCGTTACAACGCAAGTAGAACCTGTTTTATTATTTATTAAATAACTTTCAGTTGTTGCAACAGTAAAGTCTGCTGTTTTAGTTACAGGAGTAAGTGACTCTAAAGAACCATCACCTTTAAGGTATTGCATTGAATTACCACCACGAGTAATCAACTTAGTAGCGCTTGCTGTTGAATAAGTAACTGTTGGATTTAAATCAGTTGAACCAGTGAATACAGAAGTTGAGTAAGCCAAGCCAACATTACTAAGAGAATAAAAAGTATTAGTAAAACTAACTGGCAATTGTGCAGTACCTGTTATGTTTAATATTGATGAGTTTGCTATTTGACATGAACCAGCAACACTTGTAACAGCATAAGTTCCAGTACCAAATATTCCTGCTTGTGAAATAAACATATTACCTAATGTATTGGTTGTATTAATCAGTACTTTAACGTTAACAAATGTAATTGTAGAACTAGCATGGTTGTTTATACTACCGCTAGCCTGTAACACCTCATTTACACGAGTAAGACCAGCTGCCGTTACGTTTAATGCATTTACTGTACCTCCAGTAATAACAACTGTTCCTGTAGATGATTTATTGAATGCAGTTGAGATATTACAATTTGTAAAATATGGTGATGCTGTGCCAGTAACTTCAACTGTAGCAATTGAAAATCCACTAACTTGTGTAGTTGTTGCAGCTGTTGGAATTGTTAATGTTCCATTTATAAATGGGCCATCACTAAATTCTGGACCGCCTGCAGCTTTAAGAAGTACTTTAGCTGTAAGTGTTGGTGACTCTGTATATGTACCAGGGTGAACAATAATAGTACTTCTGCTACCAGATACTAAAGTTATTGCATAAGCAATTGTTGCTA